AAGAATGTGCTTCAATGCTGAACCACCACTATCATATGCTCTTTCGCCCATAGTGCCGGGAAAGTATGGAAAATAGTCATACACATCTCTGTCTTCTTTATTCCCTACTAACCTATAACCCGCAGATTCATCCGAGGTTTCATCTTCCCAACGATAATGTGGATATACATACTTATATCCAGGAACTACCGGCATGGGAATACCAGTACCACCAACCCCAGGAATTGCTGATACATATCCTCCCGACGTAGTAACCGGAGTTGTGGTTGTGGTTGCAGCGGGTGGTGCTGTTGATACTGCTCCGGCTGTAGTTGGTAGAACTCCATGAATAGGTGGCCTCCATGTAACAGGAGGAGTAGTAGTCATAGGGGTATACGATCCTGCCAACCCCGCATACTTTGCTAAAAGACCATAATCAGCCGCTGATGTTCCCGGCGGAGTTACACCAGAAGCTGGGGATGCGGGATAAGAACTAAATAATGCCATTATTGTAACCTATATTTTAAATCTTTTGTGTATACTGTGTATGAGTCTTTCCAATCGGGGAGTAGTTTTTTCCATCCTTTTCTCCCCCATAATTCGATAGCTGTGCAACCATACTTAACAGCAAAACCATCGATCATTTCTTGGAAGTTTTTTATATACCATGCAAAGTCTTCTCCAGACACCGATATGATTCGTAGTATTTTCTTTTGAGGATACTGTATAAATTGTGTAACCATTGCAGCATTAATGCTTTCATTGTCTTCATACGCTACCCATAGTTGCATCTCACCAGTAGATAAAGGTTCTATAAAATCTTCTGGTTCTAGTTCACCCTCAGAATGTTCTGCTGCCTGCGCTAACATTGGCGCAACATCCTCCCAAACATAAGGAACGTCATCAGGATAGAGTAAGTGAGGTTTCATAGTTTTACCCATGCTCCATTAGAATCATAAAGATAAATTCCTTCACCGCTTCCGGGGTTCCAGTCAGACCCGTCGGCATATCTTACATCACCTTGACGCGGCCTTGTTGTCTCTGCATGATTAACTTCCAATCTGAATGTTGCTTGGTTGAAGAGTATCCCACCAAGTCTTTTTAATTCAGTAACTACATAACCCCCCAAGTCTTCTACATTTTCTGGTAATGGACCGGGTTCGTATCTAGTTTCACTCTTTACGACCCTAGCGGAGAACATTGCCATTAGTAAGACCTTGATCCTCTATTGCCGACATTCGTTATATCAAGAGCATACCCATCTAGCTCCCATGTCATGTCTCCAGTAGACTCAAACCTTACTGCATAGAACTTACCAGTACCTCTAACAGAAACCTTTGATTGTGAATCGGGGTTAAATGATACCGCAGGCCCCCACGTTACAACTTCTTCTGTAGACATTTGAGTTCCCAAGTATATATTAACGGTATTGGTGCTATTGATAGACATCTTAGGCCAGATAGCATTAATCCTCTTTACTGTAGTATGGTCTGCTTGTCCTTGTTCATTCAATGAAAGACCCGTTCTTTCTATATAAGAAGTCATATTAGCAGTATCGCTTTTATATCCTGATTGATCTCTATATAGTTTTGTATTGCCTGGATCAGCGAACAAGAGAACCTTCTCCTGTAATGAATAACTCATTGTCCAAGGACCAGCAACCGTAGTCCATAAAGAAGTAGTTGCCGCCCAAGTGGTAGGTTTAGCAGGATCGCCTACGTTTCCATACCCCATATGAGCAACATCAGGTATATCTTTTAGAGTGAATGTATTGGTAATGTAGTTCCAGACAACAGCTTTATTGGGTTCTGCTGTTGCTGCACCATCTTGCGTAAAACAGAAAAGGATTTCTGTTCTTCCATAATCCGCAGCCACAAAACACTTCGCTATCTGCGCTCCATCAATAGTCTCAAATACATACTCTCTCAACTTCTGGGGAAGAATTGGTTTTAATCTTTGCCCATCATTGATATAGAAGTTTCCTTTACCAAAGACTGCATGACCACCATCGAACTCTGCTACGCAGTTAGTCGCTATAGCGCCAACAGTAGGTGATAACTGTCTGAATGAAAAGATAAAAGGAGTTCCTACATAGGTCATAGAGTATACAGCGTCTTCCTTGTATATCATAAAGGTATCTCTTAACTGCATACCATCAAGGATATCACCCTTCGTATCTGCCAATTCATATTCACCAGCGTCTACCGTACTCGTTGTCTCATTCCAGCTAGTAGGTGTAGTTTGTATAGACGCTTCTGTGCTCCACTTAACTAATCTTGGGAATTTCACACCCGCCTGTTTTATATTCATTGCAACCAGGAAAGAACGGAATGCTCTCATTGATTTGCAATAAGTAGTTATAAATGCAGGATCATTATTTGAATGAGTTGCCGCAGTAGTTCCATTTTCCCCTCTACCAATTCCTGTAAACTTGGTAGATGTCTTGCCTGTATAAGATATATCCTCAGTACCAACAGTAAATGTACCAGCCGTGGGAAAGTCTGCAGTTGAATCCACAACAATCTCATCAGGGCTAGGAACTCCAGTTCCTGTTATATCAGCGGCTAATAAGGTAAGAGCTGGCCAGTCATTCAAGTCCTGCATCTTCTGTGAGGATAATGGAATGCCGCTAGTCAATGCCCAGTACTGAGGCTTATCATAGTTATTAGTCATTACAAGAACACCACCTATAATGGTTGATGTCCAAGTATCATCAGCCGTAGCTGAGTATGCGCCACTCGTTCTAGTTATATCATACCAGATAGTTGACCTATCCACAGTTTCGCCACTAGTGTGTTCTGCAGCACTTCCTCCCCTAACACACCCGGTGAAGGTTGTAGCTGTCTTGCCTGTATAAACAATAGTCTCAGACTCTATTGTAATAGTACCAGCAGTTTCAAAACCTGCCGTACTAACAACAGCAGCTGTGGTAGCACCTATAGCCATAGTACTGCTAAGAGTGGTAGATGCGCTAGTATTGTCATAGGCATAAATAGCAGTAAGTCCACCAGCTATCCAGAACTCAGGAGATCCTAATGTTATCTGGATTAAGTGGTAGGGAGCTACAGGGCAAGTTGCCATGATCTCTGAGAATCCAGCAGACTTCTTTATGGAGCCTTCTTCAGTCTTTACATTGTTTCCATCACTCCATACATTGGATGGGAGCTGCCAAGGACTGGTCTCCTTTATAATGCCTACGTCACCAACCCTGTCTACTCCAACAATTGCCATTATAATTCCTCGAAATAGCTTCCCTTAAATTGATGTGTCAATCTTAACCGTACCCTGATCCACCAGCAGATCCACAACCACCACATGCACCCGATCCACCCTGATCTTTAAACACATCAATGAACTGGAAGGTTGGATTCATAGCTTCTGCATTGTAGTCTATGGTAGCGCCATCCATGAATTGCATTGCCACCGGGTCTATGTAAAGATTGGATGCAAGTTCTATGTCTCGCTCTTCTCTAGCGTCAGCAAAGGTCATGCTGTGTTTCATTCCGCTACAACCTCCTCCGTAGACGTATACACGTACACCTACCATGCTTGGTTGACTCTCTAACAGGTCGGCAACTTTATCCATTGCACTGTCTGTTACTGTCACCATTACTTAGGGTACTTAGCTTTAACTGCCTGACGCTTGATTTCTAGTTGCGTCACTGCTTGCATTCTTTCTTCTACCACACCTTCCCAAAGAGCGACAGTAATGTCATCTATAGATGGGTATTCTGCTTTGCGTTTCTCAGCGTAAGGTCGTGTATCTGGCTCGGGATCAGGTTCTACATAATGGAATGCACCATCATAGGTGCCGCCAATACGAGAATCAGACGTAGCTTCAATCAGTTCAGAATTAGGTACAGAAAACTCTGCAACACCATCCCAAACTATTATATTTTCTACCACACCATCCTTTACTACTGCGTAATTAGCCATTTTATAAATACTCCCATACCAATACCAAACCCTGTGTGGCAGCTGGTCCTGTCGATGCACCTCCGTCTGTACAATTTGCCGCACCATAACCTACCGCTGTTGTGGTGCTTGTGGAAGTAGACTGAGATGCACCATAACCATGTGCAACATTTCCAGCACTACTTGCGCCCCCTCCACCGCTACCTTTTATGTATATTCCATTTGCAGGACCAGTTGGCAGTGCCGTAGTGGCACCTCCTACATGGTTGTTATAACCACCGCCATTTCCACCAACACACTCAATTTCTGTAAATGATCCTGTTCCACTTAGGTATGTGAATTTTGATGTCCCTCCAACACCACCTGCACCAGAAGAAGAACCTCCTAAACCAGCAGCACCAACAGTAACAGTTGCTGTATCTACCGTACTCACATCTAGAAATACCTTTGCGTATGCACCTGCCGCGCCCGAACCACCAGTAAAAGCGCCCGCTCCAGTACCACCACCTCCGGCGATCACTTCAACAATTATCTTTGTTGGGTCGTTTGTTGATTTAGACCATGTAGTAGATGCCGCTGTATAAACCCTCAATGCGACCAAACCACCACCACCAGCAGCAACCCAACTGGGTGCTGAAGCCCCTGTAGCGAATGTTAGAACCTCGTCAGCAGGGGTTCCGGGTTTAGCAAGTCTCGTATAGTCAGTGCCGTCATTGTATAAAACATCACCAGCAGCATCTGACCCAACATTAAACCCAGTAACATCATCCACTGCTAAAGCTAATGTGTCTCCAGCGTCTCCTACATTTAATGTAGTTGATGTCGCAGGAGAGACTTTATTTGTTTTTACTTCTGATGCCATCT